TACCGTGGGCGTACTCAAAGACTTACAGCTTGACTGCGTTCTGCTCCCCTACCAGAGAGGGGCGAGAAAGGGACATAAGTCACAGTCTCAAAATGCAAAAGCTAAATCTGCGGAAAAAAGTTCAGAGCTTTTAAATGCGTTTGACTGCGTAAATGTAGACGGGAATGTCGATATTCAGGACATGGCGGAATACCTCGGAATAAGTGAAAAGACCGTCCGCAGGCGTATAAAAGGCGGTTCAGCACTGGTAATCGAAAACAACAAAATCAAACGCAGTACACAATAAAATCTCAGGGACAAAATCAGGGACAGGTGGCTATATAATATATAAAAAAATATTGTCCCTGACAGTGACAAGTGAAAAGAACCAACAAGTGGCTTTAAAGCCAGCCACTTGTCGGTTGTACTTATTCACAAGGGCGGAGGAAAAAGAATGAGAAAGATAAGTTTTGAAGCTATGCACAGAATGTGCAGTATAATCGAAAAGTTTACGGAACTGGAAGAAGAAGTTCAGAAACTTTCAAAGGAAGATTTTCAACTGCTTATAGACGTACTTGGCTTTGTAGCAGAAAACATTAAAAAAGACAAGGACTTTGTGGCAAAAAATATCAAAAAGGAGAGTCAAAAAAATGACTGAATTTTTTATGGACATGATACCCCCTACCGCTACCCGCCAGCAACAGGGTCACACGGTAGACAAGAAAGGTGTACACCACTTCTACAAGAGGGGAAACGGTAAGGCAGAGGCAAAGCTCACCGCCTACCTTTCAAAGCACATTCCTGAAAAGCCATTCGGAAGTGCAGTACAGTTAATAGTGAAGTGGTGCTACCCGTTAAGGGCAAAGCACCATAACGGTGAACCTTACACGAACAAGCCTGATGCGGACAACCTCTGCAAGTCACTGCTTGACATCATGACTAAGCTGAACTACTGGAACGATGACAAGCAGGTGTACAGTTTGGTGTGTGAAAAGTTCTGGGCGGAACGTCCGGGAGTGTATATAAAAATATCTGAAACGGAGGATTTAACATGACACCTTTTGACTGGTTTATGGGCGGTATGATGTGGGGTATGCTCCTCAGTGCGGTACTCTTTGTAATCGTCTACTATATTGAGAACGGAGGTGATGACAGTGACGAGTGAAACAGTGAGAAGTCCTTGCCTCGACTACTGCATACTTAATGTACTGACAGGCGGTCTTGTCTGTGATGAGTATCTGCATATCAGAGTATTCCACGGCTACGCAAGTGCTTACAGCTTCTTCGGCAGGCACGGACTTAATAACACTTACAAAATAATCAGGAGGTATTGAAAATGGACGTTAAACACTGGCTCAACCGTGCGTTCTACGCAGACAAAAAGGTAAAGGCTCTTGACCTGCTCACTAAGCAGTACCGTGAACGTGCTGAGGGTCTTAACGGCAAGCCAAAAAGTGACAGGGTAAAGTCCGACAGTACCGCAAACAGTACTGAAACTTCACTTCTAAGACTTGCCGAAATGACTGAAAATCTTGAACATCAGAAAGCGGAACTCATGCAGATAAGTGACGAGATTCAGAGTGCTATTTCACAGCTCCACGACAACGACCTCGAAACTGTTCTTATTCACCGTTATCTGCTCTTTCACACTATCGAACAGACTGCCGAATTTATGAATTACAGTACCGAAACTGTAAGAAGAAAAACTAACAAAGCTATTGCAAAGATGTGTGAAAATGTGCTTGAATGTGGTAATTGAAAGTGATACAATAAAATCATAAAAAAAGTCGCCATAGGTATACATACCTTATATTTTGAGAACCGTTCCAACAGGGGCGGTTTTCGTCTTTATTACGTCAATACGGGGGGATAGTACCCCCTTTGACCTCAACGGGCGGACTACCCTGTCACTGCTCAAATTTCTCGCAGGAGGTGAAATTTTGTACGGAAAAGAGTACCTGAAAAATAAGCTGTCACAAAAAAAGGTGCGGATTAATGCCCGTTACCGCTACTATGATATGAAGAATCATGTTGAACAGGCAGGAAAGATGATGCCCGACGAGTTCAGGTGGATTTCACAGTCGCTCGGCTGGTGTGCAAAAGCTGTTGACTCTCTTTCCGACCGAATTGTATTCGACTGTTTCGACCGTGACAGCTACGAACTAAATGAAATTTACAGTCTGAACAATCCCGATATACTGCATGATTCTGCGGTTCTTTCCGCACTGATTTCATCGTGCAGTTTTATTTATATCGGAATTGATGAGAATAATTACCCGAAATTGCAGGTCATTGACGGCGGAAATGCTACGGGAGACATAGACACGGCAACAAATATGCTGACAGAGGGGTATGCGGTTATCGAACGTGACAAGCACGGAAATCCAACTCTCGAAGCGTACTTCCAGCCTTTCAGAACGGAGTATTTCAGCGGTGGAAAGACTGTGCAGATTTTTGAACATAAAGCACCGTATGCACTGCTTGTCCCTGTGATTTTCCGACCCGACGCAAAAAGACCGTTCGGTCACAGCAGAATTTCCCGTACCTGCATGAATGTCACACAGGCGGTACTAAGAACTATGCAGAGAATGGAAGTTTCAGCGGAGTTTTACAGCGTTCCGCAAAAGTATGTTCTCGGACTTTCGGAAAGTTCGGAATTTAACGGAAAACGTGCTTTATACTCAAATTTCCTCTCGTTTACCAAAGATGAAGAAGGTGACAAGCCTGTTCTCGGACAGTTCAGTCAGCAGTCAATGTCACCATATTCCGAACAGCTCCGCACACTTGCAAGCATTTTCGCAGGTGAAACGGGTCTTACTCTCGACGACCTCGGCTTTGCTACGGCAAACCCTGCAAGCTGTGACGCTATCCGTGCAAGTCACGAAAATCTGCGTCTTACCGCAAAAAAAGCACAGAGAAGTTTCGGAACGGGTTTCCTCAATGCAGGGTACTTGTCAGCCTGTGTGCGTGACGGTTTTGAGTACCAGAGGAAGGCTTTTGTGCAGACAAGGTGCATATGGAATCCTGTATTTGAACCTGATGCAACGGCTCTGAGCGGTATCGGTGACGCAATTCTGAAAATCAATCAGGCTTGCCCTGACTTCCTCGGTACAAAAAATCTGAAACAGCTTACGGGCTTGGAGGGTGAAAATGACGGTTGACGACTTCCTTAAACTGGTAAAAAGTGCAGACAGTGACAAAAGACTGAAAGGTCAGAAATTTTCCAGTTTTTCGGATAGTTTCAGGTACGCTGAAATGCGGTCTGAAATTATCGGTCAGCTTATGGAACAGAATATTCTTGACCTCGACGACCGTGAAACCGCCTGCCTGCTCACTCTCAAAGAACAGTACGCACCGATAAATTCGGTGTGCGGACAGGTTCAGCGGTCACTTGACAGGAAAACGGGTCTTAATCTTACCCCTCAAAAATCTGAATTTCCTCTTGAACGTGTTCAGACTCTGGCTCACTCCCTCACTGACCCCACTGTGCCTGATGAAACAATCCAAAGGCGTGCGAGGGCAGGAACGGAAACTATTATTCTCTCAATCCATGACGACTACATTGAGGAAAATACAAAATTTCGTACAAAAGCAGGAATTAAGTGCTACATAACACGCACTACGGACGGCAAGTGCTGTCCTTGGTGTACCTCAATTGCAGGTCGCTACGAGTACGGCAAAGAACCCTCTGACATTTACTGCCGTCACGATAACTGCACCTGTTTGGTAACTTTTGAAAACGGTCGTGAACGGCAGAGCGTTTGGAGTAAGCAGAGTTGGAGCGAAGAAAAAGAACGTGAGTACCTTAGAAAACTTGATGAGGAAAAGCGGAAAAAACGTGAGGCACTGAAACAGCGTAAAGAACTTGCAGGGCAGAAAAAGCCGACAGTCCTTTCAAGGCAACAGGCGGAATGGATTCAAGAGCAGAACCTAAACAGAGGATTGACAAACGGGGAGAATAGTGGTAAAATAAGCACAGGTGAACCGCTGAAAATAAGTATGCAGTTTTTTGCCAATAAAAATATTCCTAAAATGTCAGACAGAGAATTGAGAAAGTCTATCGAAACTTGGAAACAACGTGTGAATGAACATGAAGAATATATAAAAAATCCGTTGCCTCACTGTCCTGAATGGGAAAACTTTGACCCTCGCAGACAGCAGGGGTTAATTAAGCATTGGCAAAAAGAAATAAAGAATTTTAATAACGATATTCAAGAGGCAAGTGATGAACTTAAAAAACGAGGTGAATAGTATGCTGACCGAAAATGACAGACTTAAAGGTTTTATTAGCGATGTTTATTCTGAAATTCTGGAAAGATTTGAAGAAGCGGAAAAAGAAAGTGCCGAAAATCGCAGTGACTTGTTTAATTCAGGCAGGGCAGAGGCATATTTTGAAGTTAAAGACATTATCGAATCACGTCTTAAAAATTATTATATAGAAATTGATGAATAACTTAAACCGTCTGAATAAGGCGGTTTTCTTATGCCCGAAAAGAGGTGAAAGCATGGCAAAGCCAAACGTCCGACCCGACCACAACGGCACTCAGAGAGCCGTTTTTGAATCCAACAAAAAGAAAATTTACGCATCACAGACACACTGCGGAATCTGCGGAAAACCCGTTGACTTCTCGCTGAAATTTCCTCACCCCCTAAGCCCGTGCATTGACCACATTGTCCCCGTATCAAGGGGCGGAAATCCGTCCGACATAAGCAATCTGCAACTCGCCCACATGACCTGCAACAGACAGAAGTCCGACAAGCTGTCACCCGTTCAGACTGCCGAAATAAAAGTAATTTCAAACAGGATTCTTCCGCAGACGTTCGACTGGAAAAAATGAGATACGGCAGACAAACCCCCGTAAAATCGGTGGTTTTGCCTTATGAAAGGTCATACGGCACAGAGGCGGTACAGATTTACAACAGGTCGGGACGGACTTCAATGCCGTGGCAGGAACTTCTTGCGGAAGATATTCTTGCAGTAAACAGTGAAAACCTGTACGTCCACATGAAATACGGGTGGGCAGTCCCACGAAGAAACGGAAAATCCGAACTGCTCATAATGCGGTCAGTTTACGGCATTACTCACGGTGAAAGGGTACTCTATACCGCTCACCGCACTACTACTTCACACAATGCGTGGGAAAAGTGTATTGACCGTCTGACTAAGGCTGGATTTACCGAGGGCAAGGACTTCAAAACTACCAAGCAGTTCGGACTTGAACACATTGAAATGCTTGACGGTTCAGAGGCGGTAATAAACTTCCGAACGAGGAGCAGTAAAGGCGGACTGGGTGAGGGCTATGACCTTTTAATTATTGACGAGGCACAGGAGTACACCGCAGACCAAGAAACTGCGTTAAAGTACGTCGTTACTGACAGTAAAAACCCTCAGACGCTTATGTGCGGTACTCCGCCTACTGCCGTTTCTTCGGGTACGGTATTCCAAAAGTACAGACTCAAAACACTTTCGGGTACAAATGCCGACAGTGGGTGGGCGGAGTGGTCAGTGCCTAAGCTGTCAGACACAAATGATGTTGATTTATGGTACGAAACTAACCCGTCACTGGGGTACATTCTGACAGAAAGAACGGTACGTTCGGAACTGGGTGACGACAAAGTTGACGACAATATTCAGAGATTAGGCTTGTGGATTGCTTACAGCCAGAAATCGGCAATAAGCAGGAAAGAGTGGGAACAGCTTGCTGAAAAGCCTGTAATCTCTGAAAGTTCAAAACTGTTTTTCGGAGTAAAGTACGGAAAGTCAGGAAATGTTTCACTCGCTGTGGCGGTCAGAACGGGGGAAAAGGTATTTGTAGAAGCTGTTGACTGCCGTTCCGTGCGTGACGGAAACAGGTGGATAATTGACTATTTAAGGGGGAAACGTGCGAAGTCAGCGGTAATTGACGGTGCAGGAAATCAGGATATTTTAGTCAGTGACATGGACGATTCGGGAGTAAAGTGCAGGGCAGTACTGCCGACTGCAAAACAGGTAGTAGAGGCAAATGCACTGTTTGAAAAGTGCCTGTTTGACGGTAAAATCTGTCACTGTAACCAGCCTTCTCTCACTCAGATAATTTCAAACTGCGAACACCGTCCGATAGGTACAGGTGGCGGATTCGGCTACACTTCAATTTTAGAAGGTGCTGACGTTTCACTGGTCGAGGCGGTCGCACTTGCTCACTGGGCTTGTGCAGGTGCAAAAGAGTACAAAAAACAGATTGTTCAATACTAATCAGGAGGTAAAAAAATGGAAAAAGAAACACTTAAAAAAATCAACCAGTTTACTCGCAAAGACCTTACGGAAAGTGAGGTCTATACTTTTTCAGTCAAACTTTGCGACAATGACATTGACAGGGACAATGAACGATTTTCAGACAATGCACTTGAACAGCTTGCCGAAAAATTCATAGGAAAGACAGGTATATCTGACCACAACCCAAGCAGTGCAAATCAGACTTCACGAATTTACGATACAGAGGTAATTTCTGAACCCGAAAAGCTCACTAAGGACGGCAGACCTTACAGGTATCTGAGGGCTGATGCGTATATGCTGAGGACTGACGAAAACAAGAATCTCATTGCAGAAATTGACGGCGGTATAAAGAAAGAAGTAAGCATTTCGTGCAGTGCATCAAAAAGAATCTGTTCAGTATGCGGAAGTGAAAACTGTTCGCACCAGAAAGGCAAGGACTGTCACATAATTCTTGACGGAATTACAGATGCTTACGAATGGAGTTTTGTCGCTGTTCCTTCACAGGTAAATGCAGGAGTTACGAAAAAGTACAGAAATGAAGTGGCAGACTGCGAAAATCCAAGCAGTGAACTTGAAAGTGCAAGGGCTGAAATTGAACGCCTTACCGCAGAAAATCACGCATACAAACTGAAAGAAATCAGGATTAAAACCGCACTTGAATACAATATACCGCCTGAACTCGCTGACAGAATTTCAGGCGACAATGAAAGCCAGATAAAGGAAGATGCTGAAAAACTTGCAAAGTTTGTAAAGTCAAAGCCGACTCCGAATTTTAAGGGAGAACCGCAGACAAACGCCATAGAATCGGCATTTATGGAAATGCTGAACGAAATAAAAAAATAAAAGGAGAATGAAAAATGGGAACACTTACAACAGCAGGCACACTTTTTAAACCTGAACTTACAGCGGAAATGTTCAACAAGGTCAAGGGACATTCTGCACTCGCAAAACTCTGTACCGCTTCACCAATTCCTTTCGTGGGTACGGATATTTTCGTATTTTCAATGGACGGTGAGGCTTCAATAGTCGGCGAGGGTGAGAACAAGCCGGCAGGAAATGCAGAATTTAACACCGTGACAATCAAGCCTATAAAGGTCGTGTACCAGCACAGAGTTACAAGTGAATTTATGCACATGGCTGACGAAAAACAGCTCCCTTACCTTACTGCATTTTCAGACGGATTCTCAAAGAAAATTGCCCGTGCCGTTGACATTATGGGTTTTCACGGTGTAAATCCTGCTGACAATACTGCATCTGCAATAATCGGTACAAACTGCTTTAAGACCGCAGTAACATCTTCAATAACATACGACGCTTCCGCACCTGATGACAACATTGATGACGCTGTTGCACCGATTCAGTCGGCAAACGGTACAGTAACAGGTATTGCAATGTCGCCTGTATTTGCGTCTGCACTCGGGAAAATGAAAACCCGTGATTCAAATATTCCAATGTACCCTGACTTCCGTTTCGGTGCAAATCCAAGCAGTTTCGGCGGAGTAAACATTGACATCAATGACACTGTGAATTTCGGGTCAAGTGACATAAGGGCGGTAGTCGGTGACTTTGCAAACGCTTTCCGCTGGGGCTACTCTGAAAACGTGACATTTGAAATTATTGAGTTCGGCGACCCTGACGGACTGGGCGACCTCAAACGCAAAAATCAGGTGTGTTTCAGGTCAGAGGCTTTTGTCGGCTGGGGAATACTTTCACCGTCCTCATTTGCACTTATCAAGGCTGAGTAATGGGTGCAGTTTACGCAACGGTCAGCGACATGAGAGCGTGCGGAGTGAAACTCAGTGCGGAACAGGAAGAAACTGCCGAAAATTTACTTGTTACCGCCTCGGCAAAACTCCGTGTAATCGCTCACGGCAGGCACAAAGACCTTGATTCTCTCGTTGCCAATGAGGACTATGCGGAGGCAGTGAAAAGCATTGTAATTCAGGCAGTTGCACGCAGTCTGAACAGCATTTCGGACGATATTGCACTATCTCAGCAGTCGCAGTCAGGGCTTGGATACAGTGTTTCAATGACCTACATTAATGCAGGTCAGTCACTGTACTTTCTGAAAAACGAACTCAGAGAGCTCGGACTTATGGGGCAGACTTACGGAGCATTGGAGGTATATGAGACAACTGATTAAGGGTACAACTATTGAAATTATCAACAGTGAGAGCGTTGAAACTGTTGAAAACGTACTTGTCGGAGAACCCGTGCAGACTGAAACGGTGTGCGGAAAAACAGTACAGTACACGGTCGGAATACCAAAGGGCGACAGTCACCTGTGGGAAGATAAAAAACTGCGTATTTTCGGTAAAATATTCCGTACTGTCGGGCTTTGCGAACAGGGTATTGAGGAAAATATACCGCTTTTCTGGAATAAAAAAATCCGTGCGGAACTTATGCTGACTAACGCAGACATAACCGTCTACGAAAAAAATACCATGACTAAGCACATTCTGAATGATGTGTTTTTTTGTGACCGCAGAGGTCAGATTACTGAAAAAACAGGCGGAAAAAGTGACGGAGAAGTGAGCATTTTTGTGTACAGTGCAAACAATCCCGAATACATTCCGAAGTCAGAAGATATTGTGGTGGGTGCTGTAACTGACTTTGAATTTGACACATCAGATGAAAGAACAGTATCGGAGAGCATGAAAATTTTCCGTCAGCAGTACCCTCATTTTGCGGTAGTCCGTACCGTAACCCCTGTATTGTGCGGACTGCTTTACGACTATGAAATTACAGCGAGGTGAACGGTATGGAAATGAGTTTTACATGGGATAAAAAGTCGATATTCGGCAGAAAAAAGGCACTCAAAAAAGCTCAGGAAAATCTTGACCGTGAGTGCATTGAAAAAATGACCGAGTTTGTACCTGTCGGACTTCCGAGGTACAGAAATTCAGGTAAGCTAAGAGATTCGGCACAGGTGGCAGAATCGGGAAAAATAGTCTATACTGCACCGTTTGCAAGAAGTGACTACTACTCAAATGTTGACCACACGCACGGCGGTAATCCCAATGCGGTAAGGCTTTGGTTTGAGGCTATGAAACACAAGTACGGCAGGCAGTTGATTAAAGATACTGCCGAAATTATGGGGTGCAGAGTAAAATGAACATCATTGAAAAAGTGCGTGAGATTTTGCAGAATTTCCCTAAAATTCAGGAAGTCTGCAACACCGTTCACATTGACTTCGCTGACCCCGACCCCACAAGCTACGGGCTTTCTTCAATCGGTGAAAGTGTAATTTCAGAGGATATACTCGGAAATCTGAAAAAGCGTCACAGTTTCCTGCTTTACGCTGTTTTCAGCAGTATAAACGACTACGAAAGGCTTACGAATACGTCTGTACTCATTGAACTTTCTGACTGGTTAAGAAGTCAGTCGGGAGAAGTCGAAACAGCAGTTGACGGGGAAGTTTATAAAGGTGAAATAATTGAAATCAAGGCAGGAAATGGTATGCTCTATGATGTACCGCAGGAAAACAGGTCTGAGGGAGTACGCTATCAACTGCAAATAAATGCCGACTATACGGTAAATTACGGAGGTATAACATGAAGCTCAAAAGAAGTGCATTACTGCATTACATCAATACAAAGTTTGACACAACATCAACAAAAAACTGGTTTTTAATCGGAAAAGACGTTGAAGATATGTCAGTGGAAATGAATCCCGACACCGAAACAGTGAAGAATATTCTTGACGAAACTAACGTAAACGACAACGGCTATGAGCCTGCATTTGACGTTGATACCTATTTTGCAAACCCTGACGATTCAGAGTTTTACGAAAAAATCAAGGATATTGCCATGAATCGCCTTACAGGTGACTCGTGCAAGACACAGGTGCTTGAAGTGCTTGTTGATAAAACAACAGGAACATACGATGCGTGGATTGAGGATTGTATAGTAAAGCCACAGTCCTACGGCGGAGCTCAGGGCGGTGTCAGAATACCCTACAACGTCAGCTTTTCGGGAAACCGTCAGCAGGTACAGGTGAATATTGACCCTGACACAAAGGCAGTAACAATAGTAACAGACTGATTTAAGGGCGGATTTACCGCCCTTTTTTAAGGAGTGAACCAAATGAAGTCAATAAATTTCGACAGCGGTTTCCGTGAGTATGCTTTGAACGGTGACGAGAAAAACACGGTAAAAATAAACACGACCGATATTAACCTTATCGGCAGAATAAAGGAAATGGAAAATAAAGTAAACGATTTGCAGAGTGAAATTAAAAATACTGAAAGTCTTTCGCCTGAACTTATTGAAAAAATTGACAGGGAACTCAGAAACGTAATAAACAAAGCTTTCGATACCGACATCTGTACGCCTGCTTTCAGAAATGCAAATCTGCTTTCACCCACTCAAAACGGCGGACTTCTTTTCATGGGACTTCTGAACGCACTTACTGAGGCAGTAAAGGCAGACGTTGAAAGTACCAAGACAAGACCCGAAGTACAGAAGTACCTTGAAGATGTACACACTTCTGAACAGTCTTGAAGTATCGGGTAAAAGCTACCCCATAAATGCCGACTTCCGCAATGTTCTCATTATTTTTCAGGCATTTAATGACAATAATTTAAGTGACAGAGAAAAAGCATATGTGTGCGTAAAAAGACTATATACAGGCAGTGTGCCTGTTACGGAAGAAGTACTTAAAAAGGCTTACTGGTTCTGTGATGGCGGTGACATACCAAAGTCAGAACCACAGAAAGTGCGTACAATTGACTGGGAACATGATGAGTCAATGATTTGTCCTGCGGTCAGCAAGGTACTCGGTACTTTTGATGTACGTTCACTTCACTTTCTGCACTGGTGGACGTTTTTAGGTGCGTTTGGTGAGGTGGGGGACGGACTTTTCAGTCAGGTAATGAACATACGTCAGAAACTCGCACAGGGAAAGAAAATCGAAAAGTATGAGCGTGAATTTATCAGGAAAAACAGGGAACTTATTATACTGCGTACTGCTGAGGAACAGGCTGAACTTGACGAAACAAGAGACTTCCTCGAAAAAATTACATGAAATGAGGTGAAGTTGTGGCTGTTGACGGCTTTCTGAATTTTGATACAAAAATAAATACAAGCGGTTTCAAAAACGGAATCAAAAATATAAGCAGTGGACTTGACGGAGTAAAAAATCAACTGAAAGAAATTGCTACTAGTATAGTTACAGTTTTTAGTGTAAAAGAAATTATAAATCTCGGCAAAAGTGCAATAGAAGTGTCAGCAGAAATAAGTGCATCAAATTCACAAATGGAACAGGCTTTCGGCTCAATGCTCAATACAGCAAATAAAGCAATAGAAAGAGTAGCTAAATCAAGCGGAATAGTTCAAACTCGTCTTAATGGTGTAGGTACATCAATTTATGCTTTTGCTAAAACTTCGGGTATGGATAGCGTACAGGCTTTAAGTCTTATGGAAGATGCTCTGAAAGTTACAGCTGATGCATCTGCTTATTATGATAAAAGTCTTGAAGAAACAAGTGAAACACTTAAATCGTTTTTAAAGGGGAATTATGCAAATGATTCGGCACTTGGAATATCATGTACTGAAACTACCCGAAATACAGTTGCAAACAGATTATACGGAAAATCATTCAAAGAACTTTCAGAAGCTCAGAAACAACTCGCACTTCTGCAAATGGTCAAGGACGCAAATGCTCTTTCAGGTGCAGAGGGACAAGCCTCCCGTGAAGCTGACGGCTGGGAAAACGTAATAGGGAATCTTAAAGAAACATGGAAACAGTTGCTTGCAGTAATCGGACAGCCTATGCTGAAAGTAGCTACAATTGCAGTAAAACAGCTTACATCTGCTTTAAGTTACTTGACTAAGCAGGCACAATATGCAGTAAATTCACTTAGTAAAATTTTTGGGTGGGAAAGTGAATCATCAGAAATTACATCTAAAATACCGTCAAATATTTCGCAGACTGTTGAAAATCAAGACAAACTTACACAAGCTGTTGAGGAAACTAATGAGGTACAGAAAAACAGTCTTGCAGGATTTGACAAGATAAATACAGTATCTTCAAATACTGCCGAAAACAAGGCAAATTCACCTGAAATTGCCGAACAGGTAAGCATTGAGCCGACAGCAGACGAAAGTGCAGTTGAGGAAACAGCAGAAGAAACAGCGGACGGTCTTGCAGAACGAATAAAGCGACTGCTTGAACCCGTAAAGCTCGCATGGGACGCAAATTTTCCTCAGCTTGCAGAAACTGCAAATCAGGCAAAAGAAAGCCTGAAAAGTATCTTTGCGGATATTTCGGAAAGTATTGAAAGTGTGTGGACTAATGGAACGGGTGAAAAGTATGTAAGTAATATCATACGTCTTTTTACTCAGATTATCGGCATTATCGGAGATGTTTCAAATGCTCTTGACAATGCATGGAATGACGGCGGACGAGGTACGGCACTTGTACAGTCCTACTTTGACGCTTGGAACTCGTTTCTTATTCTCCTGCACGAAACAGGTGCAACATTCAGGCTTGTATGGAATGACGGCACTGGTGAGGAGATATGCGGAAATATACTCGAAATACTCACGAATATCAATGATATTGCAAAAAATCTTCAAACTGACTTTTGGATTGCATGGAATACAAATCATAACGGTGAGAGAATTTTAAGCGGTATACTTGGAATATTCAACGGCATTTTAAGTTTTATAAACAGGATTACAAAGTCAACGGCAGAATGGGCTAAAAGACTTGATTTTTCACCTTTGCTCGGCTCAGTTGCTGACCTGCTTGAATCACTTAAACCCCTGACCGATACCGTTTTTGATGCTCTTGCATGGGCTTATGAAAAAGTACTCCTGCCCCTCGGAAAGTGGACGATTGAAAATGCAGTACCGGTAATAATCGGACTTTTTTCGTCCGCAATAAAAGTGCTGACGAGTGTAATAAATCTGCTGAAACCTGTTGCAGAGTGGCTTATTGAAAAATTTCTGAAACCAATAGCAAGCTGGACGGGCGGAGTAATACTAAGTGTACTCAGCTACCTTTCTGAAAAGCTGGATACTCTCGCTGACCTGCTTTCAGGTAAAATAAGTTTTAAGGAATTTATTGACGGTCTGAACGGAATTGAAGTGGCAGTAGGTGCAGTAGTCACGGCTGTCGGGCTTGTACTCGGTGGACAGGCAATTGCAGGACTTATTTCAGTCGCACCTGTACTTCTGAGTGCAATTGTTTCACAAACTTCTGCACTCATTCCGCTTGTTGCCGAATGGGTCGCACTTAATCTGCCGATTATAGCCGTAACGGGAGCAGTAGCAGGCGTAATAGCAATAGGTGTTCTGCTGATAAAGCACTGGGACGAAGTAAAAGAATTTGCGGAAAAAACGTGGGAGAGCATAAAGAAAACAGTTTCGTCCGCATGGGACGGTATAAAGTCAGCGTGGAGCGGTGCAAAGGACTGGTTTGCAAAAGTATGGACATCTATTCAGCTTACATTTTCAATTGCAGGAAAGTGGTTCAAAGCTACATTTGCACTTGCATGGGAAAATGTGAAGTCAGCGTGGAGCAATGCGGTAAAATGGTTTTCAGACCTTTGGAGTGACATAAAAAGTATATTCTCAATTGTCGGGAACTGGTTCAGTGACCGTTTCTGTGAGGCATGGAACGGAATTGTAAATATATTCTGCGGTATAGGCTCGTGGTTCGGTGACAGGTGGAATGACATTGCAAATATATTCTGGCAGGTCGGCAACTGGTTTAGTCAGAGATTCTGGGAAGCGTGGGAGAACATCACAAATATTTTCAGCGGTCACAACGTCTGGACGTTCTTCAATCAGGTATGGACGATAATTACAAATGTTTTCAGTCACGTTTCAAACTGGTTTCGTGATACGTTTTCAAGTGCATGGGAAGCAGTCAAGAATGTTTTCAGCAGTGGCGGAGCAGTTTTCATGGGTATTGTTGACGGTATTTTCAGCACATTCAAAACAGTAGTAAACGCACTTATTGACGGTATAAACTGGGTTGTTGCACAGCCTTTCAATGCTCTTAACGGAGCTCTGGACGGAATGAGAGGTATTGAAATTGCAGGAATACAGCCGTTTTACTGGCTACCCTATATCAATATCCCACAAATTCCCTATCTTGCACAAGGTACAGTAGTACCTGCAAATTACGGTGAATTTTTAGCGGTACTGGGTGACAACAAGCGTGAAACGGAAGTTGTGTCGCCTTTGAGTACGATTGAGCAGGCAGTAGCAAATGCAATGAAGAAAAGCAACAGTGAAATTCACGTTCACGTAGAGCTTGACGGGCGTGAGATAGGGCGAGTAGCAGTAAAGGCAGTAAACGAAAACAACAGAAGAAAGGGCGGATAGTATGTCGGTACTGAAAATAAACGGTGTTGAGCCGTCACTTAAACCCCTGAAAAACGGGTACAGAATAACAAAATCGGACATTTATTCTGATTCAACCGGACGTTCTGCCGAAACGGGTCACCTGCTTGCATATCCTGTCAGAAAAAACATTCATACAATAGAGCTTGAATTTTTGGGTACTGACAGTGAAATTGCCGAAATAGAGAGCCTTATTGACGATACTTCACTTTCTGTCACATTTCTTGACAACGGTACTGAAAAGACCTGTACAATGTACCCGTCAGACCGTGTAAAAAGTGTAGAAGTGATACAAAACGGCATTGCAAGGCAAAGACTGTCATTCAGTCTGATTGAATATTGAGGTGTAAAAATGTACGAAGTATCGGAAGATTTTATGACAGCCATGAGGGGCGAGCCGTACCAGCGAATCAGAGGAATAATAGAGTGTACAAACGGTGATGATATATTACTTGACGACACTAATTTACTTGATGACATTCAGACAGAAAGCCAGTGTGTAGAGAACCTTGACACTTTCAATTTTGGCGAGCTGTACACAGGAAGTACCGAATTTACGGTCTGCATTGACGGGATAGTAGCAAGTGAACTGAGGTACGGACTTGTAATTTTAGAGTTCGGTGCGGTACTTGAAAACGGTGAAACGGAGTGGATACCGTTAGGACAATGGGACATAGTGACAGCGGACAGAACGTCAGAAAATCAGGTAAAAATCAAGGGGTACGACATGACAAACCGACTGAAAGTCCCTCTCACTGACCACACTATCGGCAGACTTACGATAGAAAGTGCAATGAAGCAGATAGAAAAGGACTGTGGAGTAGAATTTGAACAGACTCCGCAGGAATTGCAGGAACTTTTCTTCAATCCAGAAACACCTTGGGTGAATATTTCGGCAGTATTTGGAAATCAGTTTCACAATACAGGGTGGGACGAAGTGAGGGCAATTTCACAGGTACTGGGTGGTTTTGCATTTGCAAACCGTCACGGAAGAATTGAGTTCAAGCGTTTTGACCAGCGTTACAGGAGTGACGGTGGCTCGTTTGTTATCCCTGCTAAAAGAAGATTTTCCGTTAAACTTGCAGAGGACTACTGCATTTCACCGTCAGTTGCGTACACATATAGTAATGGGAAAGTAAGCGAATTTGGAAGTGGTAAATGGGTACTTAATTTTGCGAATAACAGGTATCTTGACACACTTAACAAGGGCGTTAGAAGTATCTTTTATAATATTGCTTATATGGTCCGACACTGGAAAGCAGGTGAAATTGAGTTTTACGGAAACCCTGCAATTGATTTGGGTGACATGGTACATCTTTCGGGTGGAGTAGTAAAAAATCAATTTATCGAAGGTGCAGAAATAGCAACGGCATTTTTGGTATGTGGAATAAGGTGGAAGTTCAGAGGCGGACAAACACTGATTTCAAGCGGAGTTTCTGAAAGCAGTACGTCATCAAGTTCGGGCAGTTCAGGCGGTTCAGGTGTTTCAGGAAGTGTCACGTATCAGACGACAATAAATCAGACCGAAAAGGTAAAAAAGGTGGATTTAAATGCCGTCAGCGGACTTATTTTCGAGGAACTTACAGCAGTAAGCGGAGCGTACTCTTGCAAGAGTGACACAACGGTTTTTACAGCCTGCACTTTCGTATTTTTGGGTACTGAAACAAGCACAGTTACAGCAAGTCTGACTGTTGACGGGGTACAGCACAGCTTACAGCCGAGGGTGACACTGCACGAAAACGAATACACTACACTGAATTTTCAGGTATCGGAAACAATGTCAGGGGGTACTCACAATGTAGAAATAGTACTTACGGGAAACGGTGAGATTGAGAGTGCTGATGCTTATGTGTGGGGACAGAATGTTACTGACGAGTCTCCCGAACACACTGAGGACGAGGACTATATTTACACGGTAACAGACGGACTGACAACAGTCACAGGCTACCGAGGACAAAGCAAGTACCCCAACATTCCAACCATTTTGGGCGGTGGCAGAACTACAATTATAGGTAACACAGCTTTCAGTGATTCACTGATAACGGCGGTGTATATCCCTGACGGGGTAACGGAAATCCAGTAAGGAGGCAAATATGGACGGAACAGGAACAAGTACAGACCCTTATGTAATAACTACGGCTGACGAACTCTATTCACTGGGTACAATCGGCGGAAGTGAGGTTTACTGCAAGCTCGGCAGAACAATTGACCTTAACGGCACTCAATACGCTGAAAACTTTGAGGTAATTCCTCTTAACTGTATTTCGCTTGACGGTGACGGCTACAAAATACGAAATATAATTTACTCCGATAATACGGAAATTGTAAGTGCATTTAAATTAATGGTAAACGGTACTCAGATAAAAAATACTGTATTTGAAAATATCCGTTTAA